CCGGCGCTACACTCACCCCCACCTGCACAACAGGGGCAAATCCTGTGATCGTTATCTCGCCCGTCCCAGGACTTACAACCTGATGATTCGAGACTGAGACCGTTGGGGCGAAGCCCGTTAAGGTTGCCGCACCTGTGCCGGGAGAAAGAACGATATTCGCCGTTACCGCTACAACCGCGGCGAAGCCTGTGAACACCCCGACACCAGTCCCCGGCGTTACCTCAACCGGCGCCGACTCACTCACGGTCAAAGTCGGTACGACATCGTTTGTGATTGTGAAGTCGGGCGAGGTAAGCCTGAACTCAATCACATCACCGTTCACCACATCTCCGCTGACAATTTGTAAGGCGCATTCCGTTTCTGAATTGCCGGAAGCAGCTATGTCATTCTGTGCTCCGCCGGAAAGACCGTCATGCGTCCCACCGTCACCGGAGGATTCAAAGGTTCCCGTCCCCGTCAACCGCTTCGTTAAGTCTGCCCCATTGGCAAAGACGGCTGTCACAACAGCCTTGACAATCGAAGAGGTTGTTGTAATGTTCTGAAAAGCTCCGGCACCCAATCGGCACTGGAACTGTTGATCCGTGTTGCCCGCCGCCGTCCCGCCTGTCTCCTGAACGGTGAACCTCAAGAGGAATGTCGTATCAACCGCAATCACACCTTGAGCCGGGTTGGTATCAAGCGCAGCATGCCAGCCATGCGTTGACTCGGCAAGCTCGTTGATACCGAAACGGTAATGCGTGCTGTGGAGATTGACGGCCATTAGTTAGCGTCCGCGCCTGCGAGCGTGAATAAGCCCGAAGCAGGCTGAGTTATTGTCAGTGTGTTCCCTGTGGTCGCCGTTACATCGGCTGGGGCGGTATCAAGGAGGCTCACGCACAGCAGGGGATTCCCCGCCGCCGTGTCGTCAAAGATTACCGCGAACCTTGCCACGATCGACCCGCCTGAAGCCGTCCAGACTGGGTTCGTCGTCTCATCCACCGTGGTTGTCCCTGCTGCCTCGGCCACGGTGAGGGTAACAGCCTTCCCCGCCCCGGCTCCGTCGGCTTGTGTATAGCCGAAGTTTGTTGCCACCTGATTTGTCAGGTCAGCTAAAAGTCCCGTCCCAATCGAAAGCGTGTCGCAATTCGACGTACTAAGAAACAAAGCGACCACAAATGAGTCCGTATCAAGGTCGATAAGACCGTTCGCAATGTTCTTCTTTGCATCGTCGTACAATTTCCATTTCCCGGCTGCGGCCATAGTATTATTCTCCTATTCGTTTCACATCTTTCGCCGGGAAGGTGTAGGTTCCCTTATCCGGCAACTGGACCGACATGAGTTCGCCGGCCACATCCTTCAATATCCCGTCTATCCAGTTCCCGCCGATAAAGACCTGAACCTTGCTCCCCGATACGGGGACGAGGGCTTGCACCTTCACAATCCTGATCCGGTAGCCCCGGAGTATGTAGTCGTACCATTGCATTTGGGTCAGTTTTTTTTCATACAAGTGATCGTGACATCCCAATCGATCGTATCTCCCGTTGCGGTGAAGCGCAGTTTCAGCGCCCGGCCGTAACAGTCCCTTGTCTTCCTTCCGCTCAAGATGCTATCGGTCAAGGCAATATCCGGACTCCCTGATATGTCAAGGAAGTTCTCGGCATCATCGGATTCCTGGAGGAATACTGATAGGGTTGCATTGGCGGCCCCGTTATTCACGGCGACAACCTGTATCCCTGCGGTGAAGACCTGCGAGGTGTCGATCAGGGCTGAAGTGAATGAGCCTGTAATGCCTTCGATGGTGAAGGTTTCCTCGTGGCCCCGGTATCCCCCGATCGCCCCTACGAGTTTTGCGCCTGTGCTGTCAGAGTATGCCAGCCCGGGTACGCCTTGGAGAGTATGGATGGATTCAGTTGCCATTTTTCAGTCTTTCAGCAACGTAGGTGCCGTCATCCCAAAGGTTGATAACGCAGCGTTCTACTTCGAAAGGTTTGTCGTTCGGACCTGGCAGACCGTTACCAGAGAATCTAACCGATCCTCTCGGCTTTGCTATTTCTATTTCGCCTCTTCGTACTATTTGATCGGGGACCATTTCCCAACGTCCCAAGAATGCAATCCATACGGGTATCATTACGATCATCTTAACCCTTCTACTTTTGCGTTGTCACCGATTCTTAACTCCATCGAATTTGTTTTCTTCTTCATATCATAATCCTTTGCCCTGCTTTTGCGAGTTGTTCGTCCGAGGCCCGATTCATAAAATCCGCCCAGTCCTTGTAGGGTTTGGGTTCTTCCTCCGGCTTCATCGGCACCCAGAGCGCCATATGCCCGTAGCGTGCATCATCCAAGGCGTGGTCCTCCACCTTGACATCGTTCCCGCATCCCTGAATATCGAAGGGCTTGTTTTCATCGCCCAGGGTTTGCGTCAGTTGTTCGACGAGCTGGATATTGAAGTGCTTGAAAATCTTGTACCGCTTCGGCATAACCGCTATCAACGCTCCCCATCCGTTGGGACGATCAATCTGGGCTCTCTGCAAGTACAGCCCATGCGAAGAGAATATATCGGCCATGGTCTTGTCCGAGGCAATGACGGCGTGCATGTCCTTCCTTGCCCATGCGTCATGCCCGGCAACGATCACGCTTGGCATTCTCCCGCCGGTGAATTTGTTTTTGGCGATGAATTCCTTGATTGCAACTGCGTGCTCTTCCGGCCCCTTCTCCTTCACGTAGTACGTTGCGATACGGTATTCGGTGCCTTCAAAGTCTCTCGCCTGGAGTCCAAACGACAACCATCCCCCCCATCCCGGATCTAAGCTTCCCACGAGTTGCCAGTTGGGATCTATCACGAACGGGTCAATAAGCTGCGTCGGTTCAAATGTGCGGAAGAACTGACCTTCAAACGCATCCCAGTCGCCATCCTTGTATGCCTTACGCAGTCTTTCGGGGAGTGCGTCGATCTGCAATCGGTATGCTGCGGTGGTGAATTTGTTGTCGTCGAGTGTTGCGGGAATGTAGTGGAAGAGGTTCTGTTCGGGATCCCCGGTGTTCTTCGTCAGCCAGTGTCGCTTACACCATACATGACCGACACCTCCCGGGTTTGTTGCTCCCACGAATTTCACATTCTCAATACCCGGGTATCTCAGGCGGGTTCTCAGGTTGTAGAATGTTTCGTACGGATTCTTCGTGAGCTCCTCAACAAAGATTGCAGCGAATTCCGTGCTCATGTACTTTGAGGGATCATCCAAGTTCCTCAAGAGCACTCTCCCGCCAGCCGTCAATCTCCCACTCTCATCGCGTCTCTCATTCACAAAAAAAGCGAGCCCGTCCGATTGGGTTCGCTTCAATTCGCCGATTCTTGGATCGAACTCCCTGGTCAGTTTTGAAATCTGCCGGTCTTCCAGGGTGGGATAATCTTCCGAGAATAATCCTACCGGCACCGATTCTCCGAGCGCCACAGAGTAGTACATCGCCATGCCCAGTGCCGCCCATCTCAGGAAGTACGACTTACCTCCAAACATTGCGCCTCCGTACAGCAGGTACTTGTATTGTGCCTCGAAGAGTGCATTCCACGCCGTCATCTGTTTCGGCTGGAATTTTGCAAGCTCGTAGAACTGGGTCATTCACTCTTCGGACCGGGGCCGATAAAGACTTGAAGCGGCAGACCATTCTTACCCGTGACTTCATGCTTTTCGACAAACATTCCGAGATGCTTCCCAAGTAATTCAAGGCTCCCCTTCTTATCGTGGAGCTTAAACCGCGTTGAACCACCTTCCTTTGTCGTTGTCTCACTCACTTCAGCCACTGCTGCAAGTTGTTCCTTTGACATTTCAGATGAATCTTTGAGGCTTACCCCGTTAGGGCCAAAGCTCGCATAGTTCTGCATATTGGAAAAGGCCAAGAGAGCCAGTTCCTTTACAACCATTTCCTGCGTCACCCCCGTCTTTTCCTGCAATTCCTTCATCCTCGCTTCGATGGCCGCCTTGACATTAGGTTTTGCTAACAAGCGCGAGGCTTGAACTCTCGCCACATTACCATTCTTTGCCCTATAGCCCGCACGCAAATACGCGGCACCCCCATTGAGGTCGATCAAATACTCGTTCTTGAATCTTTCTTCTTTTGGGGTAAGTTTGTCTGTCTTCGGCATGATTTGTTTTTCAGACCGCTTGAGAGGGCTCCTCATGTCTGCCATGAATCAGAAGAGAAGCCCTCTTTTTTGTGCTGCTTTCGGAGCGGTTCGCCGTGTGAGTTGGGGGTTGTGTCGCGTTCCCTTTGTGGGAACAGACTATAGATTGGAAATTTCGGGGAGATTGTAAATCAGAAGTGCCTCTGAAACGCCTGATACGGAACTCTTTCCAACGATTTTTCTTTTCGCCTCTTTTCAGGCCTCCTTTCTTGTTTTCATCGCGTAGTAGTGCTTTCGGGAGCGCTTACGGATATTTTTGTCCCATTTGATTTGTTTGACATAATCGGGTTTGAGTTTATAGCGGGCGGCTACTTCTTCGTAGATGGCTTGCTTCATGTCGGGGATGGATCCGCCATTCACAACGTTTTTCAGTCGGCACTTCATCAGTTTGTCGATCTCCCGCCGTATTGCTTTATCCCTTTGGTTCAAGAGTTCTTTATCGGATTTTTGCATGGGCGGTTCCTGGGGCCTTTCGTTTTCGTAGGTCCATACTGATTTGTTGGAGCCGGGCGAACTGCTTTTGACTCAAGGTGCATTCGTGTGCCGTGAGTCTTTCGCTTTCAATAATCCCCAACGTAAATTCCTGCTCCCAGCCGTTGAGTTCCTCGAGCCGCTCTTTGAGTTTCATCAAATCTTCGTAT